TCAGTTCCTTGGTCGGCGGGCTCATGTCCCGGAAGCCCTGACCGAAGGGCACCATGTTGAAACCGTCATCCTCCAGGGACTGCACCATCATGGTGGCGTTCCAGCGGTCGTAGGCGATTTCCCGGATGTTGAACCGTTCGCCCAGCTTCAGGATGTACTGTTCGATGAACCCGTAATGCACAACATTGCCTTCGGTCGTATGCAGGAAGCCCTGCTTCTCCCATTTGTCATACATCACGTGATCCCGGCGGACGCGCAGCTGCAGCGTATCCTTCGGGAGCCAGAAGTGCGGCACCACGATGTATTTATCTCCCTCGTTCATCGGAGGGAACACCATGACAAAAGCCGTGATGTCACTGGTACTGGAAAGATCCAGTCCGCAGTAGCACTCACGGCCCTTCAGACGCTCTATATCAATTGGGATGTCTCCCAAGTCATAGATGTGTTCCGGTATCCAAGCCACTGTACTGCCGACCCACTGGTCGAGGCGGAGCTGCCGGAACACGTTTTCCTCTGCAGGGTTGGTCAGTGCCTCCCGGTAGGCGTCCCGTACCCGGTCAAGCTGAATCGTGTATCCCAGCGACGGGTTTGCCTTATACCAGTTCTTTTCATCGCCCCAGTCATCTTCATCATCGAGTCCGTACAGAACCGGATAGAATGACGGATCAATGCGAGTTCCCTTCAGCACATCCTTTGCCTTGTTGTGGACCTCGTAGCAAATGCTGTTCCGGTCCGTTCCCGCTGTTGTGATCAGAAAGTATAACGGCTGCAATCGCGCATCGCCAGAACCCTTGGTGAGAACATCAAACAAGTTTCTGTTGGGCTGCGTATGCAGCTCATCCAGACACAGAGCACTCACGTTCAAACCGTGCTTGGTGCCGACCTCCGCTGACAGCACCTGATAAAATCCGGCATTGGTGTAATTCACAATCCGCTTCGTCGCCCCCATGATCTTGCTTCGCTTTAGCAAACCAGGCGTCATTTCCACCATGCGTTTGGCCACATCAAAGACAATGGAGGCTTGCTGCCGGTCTGCCGCTGCTCCGTAGACTTCCGGAGAAGCCTCTCCGTCCGCATACAGCATATACAGGGCAATCGCCGCAGCCAGTTCGCTCTTTCCGTTCTTCTTAGGGATCTCGACATAGGCCATGCGGAACTGCCTGGTCCCGTCCGCCTTTACAATGCCGAACAGGTCACGGATAATCTGCTCCTGCCAGGGCAGCAGCCAGAATGGTTTTCCTGCCCAGCGGCCTTTTGTGTGGGGGAGCATCTCAATAAAGCGAACCGCCCGGTCCGCCTTATCCGGATCATAATGAGAATCGGGAAGCATGAAACTGGAAGGCGTGTAGTTTTCCAGAACCGGATAATTCTTCGGTTTCGCGCTTCCCATCAGCTACCTCCCAGCAGCTCATCCATCTCATCCACATGCCCGGCGCTGCTCTCATTCCCGGCAATGATCCTGCTTCTTGCCGCAGGCGTCAGGCCGAACTGCTCCGCAAACTGATTCATGAGCCGGAGATACTGCTGCGCGATACTGATGTAGGGCACCTGCTGCGGATAACCGGAAGGCGTGCGGATTACCAGGCCACGATCCGTAATCCGTTCCTCTGCCTGTTTCCATCTGGCGTAGGCCTGACAGTAACCGGCAAAGGCAGCCATATCCACTTCCGTCAGCACACCGAGTGTCTCCATCTTTTTAGCAAGTCGCCGCCACTCCTTTTTCGCTTCCGGCTCCAGCCACTTGGGGCAAGGGGGAGCCTTTTTCTGGGGCTTTGGCTCTTTATCGTTCAGCGGCCGTTTGCCGGGGTTGCCTTCCAGTTCCTTAATCGCTGTAGGCGTCGGCTTTCTTCCCTTAGTCGCCATATCCGATCCCTCCTTCCCGAAAAATGGCGTAAAGAAAGGACCTGCGGAATTGCTCCACAGATCCTCGCGCTCTTCTGACACTATCACTATATCAGAAACTGCAATATTGTTTGTCCACGATTTTACTCATTGACGGTTTCATTCGTTAGGAGTCTTCACATGACCATCATGCGGTTTCCCGCGCTCCTTGCGGTTCAGGGTGTTCCGATGCCGCCAATTCTATCCCCAGTGTGTGTGCTGTTGAGGCGGTTCCGGCTCCGCCCTCTTTCGACGATATCATGATATCAGAAATCGCAATGGAGTTTGTCCACGATTTTACTCATTGAAAAAGCCTGCAGAAAATCATCTGTAGGCTCAAAATAATGCGTCGATCTTATCGTATTCTTTCTGGAGTCTTGCGACCTCCTGGGCAATGCACTGCCTGCGGAATCCGTTCTTGCAGGCTTTTCCTTCCTGGATCAGCCGTTTGATCTCGGCCTTTCGCCTGGTCAATACTTCAATCTCATTGCCCTCCTGGGCATCCTTGTAATCCCGTTCGAATGTCGTCATCGCTCCGCCCCTCCTCACTGCGCCATGCTCCAGGCCAGGGCGTGGCCGTTATCCGCGAACATTTCGGCACTGACCGCCGTCAGCCTGATCTCACCTTCGCAGGTGTGATCCGCTGTGGTGTATTCGTAAACTGCGCCGAAGTAGCTGTTCTGGTTCCGGCCACTGTAGTAGTATCCGGCGAGGAGAACCTTGTCTCCGAAATTCACCGTGCAGCTCCAGCTGCAGGCGAGGTTCTCAGGGGTGGTGGTCTCCGGCAGGCGGTAGGTGCGGGCGTTTTTTTCAAGGTTTGTCATGGTCTTGTTCCTCCTTTGGTCGTTTGCCTTTCGGCATGTGTATATATCACTCTACTCGGAAGAAATATCAAGTTATATTTTCGGATTATCGGAAGATTTTTCAGGAATAATCTGCACAAAGATCCAGAGGGTATTTCGTGTATATTATGACGTGAAAAACAGCCACGTGAGGCCGTTTTCCCGGCTTCGTTCGGTGTGGATCAGGCCCGCTTTACATCCACCAGCCAGCTGGCTCTCTCGTGGGTTTCGCCGGTCGCCTTCTCCAGGATCGCCGTCCCGTCTTCGATGTAGTGGAGGCCCTTGCCAACCTTGATAAAGCGGAAGCCCTCAAAACCTTTGATGGTTGTGCGGTAAACCGTCGCGGTCCTACTCTCGCCGTCGTAGCTCTTCCCGTCCCAGCCCTGGAAGGTGAAGGTAACTTTTTCTTTCGTCTTAGTGAAGAAGGTCTCGAAATCCTCCCGCAGGATCGCCGTGTTGTAGTCTTCCAGGAAGAAGTGCTTTCTCAGTTCGTAAGCGTTCGTCATGGTCTTTGCCCTCCGTAATCTTTGTCGTTTGCCTTTCGGCATGTGTATATATCACTCTGAATCGGAATAATAGCAAGTCAATTCTGCGCATATTTCAGGAATATAATGCACAAAGATTACGGGCTGATTTGTTCATTTGGACATAGAATAACCCCGCTGCTATGGGCGAGGTCCTTCTATTGCCTTTTTCACTTCAGATAATCAGCCAGATACAGCTCATCAAAAGAGGTCCGAAGGCCCCTCGTGGCGGCTTGTATGGGCTCACCGGGCAAGGCAGTCGCAGATGCTCCGCATGCTGCCGGAATCGACGTGCCCGTCTTTCCAGATGCAAAGGCCCATCTCGTCCTCGATCCCCGGAAGGATCAGGTCGTAGGTGGCTGCGTTGTAGCCGCCAGTATGGCAGGCTTCCATCGCCTTGTGGTAGAAGGTTTCCGTCAGCGGCATCAGGCTGCCATCGTCCGGGTTGCGCAGCTGTGCGCCGTGGCGGACCAGGGAAAGGATGTGGTCGAGGTTTGTCATGGTGGATACCTCCTTAGTGAAGGGTGATAGTCAGGTAGCCGGTGCCGTCCTGCCAGAAGCGGAATTCCGTCTTCCCGGTCTTCTTGCTCTCACGCTTGGCCTTGGCGGTCATGCTGGCTACAAGAGCTTTTCCGAAGTACCACTCGGTCAGGCTCTTGGTGGTGGCTGCGTGGTTTGTCTTGTAGGTGGTCATGTGCTTGTCCTCCCCGGTAGGTGTTCTGTGCCTTTCTGCATGTGTATATATCACTCTACTCGAAAGAAATAGAAAGTTA